TCAAAGTGATCTTAAAAGTATTTGCAAAATCTGTTACTCCGGCTTCTGTTTGGTAGGCATTACCACCCATATCGTCAATAATAGCCCAGCGAACCGAAACAACTGTATTTTCCGTTGTGTTGCCTCCAAATCCATCGGGTGTTATTACACTTTCTAAAATGGAAACCTTTTTTTGTGCCTTTCTTGCTTCAAACATATTAAAAAACAAATCTACGTTCCGGGGCCAATATAGCCATTACGCTGCTTGGAATATACCCCTTTATTACTGTTTCACTTTCCGAACCATAAAACCACAATTTGACTGTTTCTAAAATAGCATATTTAAAAATGTCTTTTACTTGGCTGGTTTCAGTATATCCAATATTCGCTTCAAGTTGATCTAAAGAAGATATTGTTCGCGAATAAATGGAATACAATTGTTGGTTTGATACATTAAAGCCACTTGTTTCGACAATTGAGTTAACCGGGTGCGCGTACATTCTTATTAAACCCCTTTCATTGAATTGATATCTTTTTGTTTGTGGTTTTAAATAATGCTGCGTATAATTTTCAACCAAATTACAAGCCGAATTAATAAGCATAGTAATTTCTGAATCGGTTTCCGTTATATCATTATCAACCCTCAAAAAAAGTTTTGCCTCCGATAATGGAACCAGATCAATATAATCAACAATTTGTGCCATTTACTTTTTTTCTAGTTTAGCTTTTGAGCCGTTTTTGTTTTCTTTTTTCGAGGTTGCTTTTTTCTTTTTGGGTTTTTCAGCCTCTAAGTAAACCTTTAAATCGGTTCTTGTTCCCGTATATTCTTGCCCTTTTTTGTAGTTTTTGTTTTCAAATCTACAATAAAAACTGTTTATCACTTTCGGCATAACTTAATATTTTTGATTTGTAGTAAAAGTACAAAAAAAAAAAAAAGGATTACAAGTTTTCACCCGTAACCCTTAGAAAAACAGAAAATTAAGAAATTAATCAAAATTCATTGTAAATATAAAAAAAACCCTCCCAAAGTTATCACACTTGGAAAGGTTTTTAACTAAATAACAAATCAAACAAAAATTATGCTGCTGTGAAATCTCCAAATATTAAAGCATCTGGCTGCTCAACAGTTAATGTTACTTGTGCTTCAACCCTAGCTGTAAGGTTGTTTTTTCTGAAATTATCAGAATCATCTTCACTTACTGCAAAAGTAAATCCTTCCGTTACCGGCTTGCGTACTCTTGACCAATCGCCAACAAAGTATTTGTTTGCTGTTAACCATGTTGCCATTTTAACGGCTACACCATTAACTCTTAACACTCCATTGTCAAATGTAACAATGCCTGGTAATCCATACCCAGCACCACTAGATTTTTCGGTAATCATAATATCATACCAATCAGTTGGAGTAACAACAATACAATCTGCCATGAAATCATTTGCAGCAAGTTCGGCCAATTCAGCAATAAGCATTTCAATCTTGTTGCTATCTGTGATTACTTTTGTACTAGCTGTGGCTTCTGCCTCCAAAATAGCGTTAAAAGTTGCGTTCTCGCCCCTCATGTAATCTCTGCGTAAATCAATACCCAAAGTGTTCTCTAAAAATGGTAGGTTATTACGCATTTTCTTTGAGTACACCGCAAATCCGGCTATATAATTTGTGTTGGAATCTAAAATGGTATAATCATACTCCAATTGATTCTTTGTGGCCCCTTCAATTGGTTCGCCAACTGAACCACTAGACAAAGTGGAACGTACATAAGTGTAAGTACCACCCGAAATTGGAATTGTAGAAGCTAAATCTTCAACATTTACCATTTGGGCTGGCCTTTTTACTACATCAAAGTTGTAATCTCTTGGCTGATCCCCGGTAAGTGCGTTTGCCAATGTCATATCCTTAACCTCCATATTAAATGGAACGGACTTGGTAACGGCAGAAATTGCTTTAATGTTCTTTGTAATTAAACTAGACAAATTTGCATCTTTTGTCTGAACATTGTTTTTCAATTTCAAATCCAAACTATCAAGGTGTTTTTGCTGCACCTCTTGCAGTTCTTGCATATTTTTCACCTCTAACTGTGCGGCTTCAAGTTCTTGTTTCGACTTTGTTTCCAATGCCTCCACTTTGGTTTTCAACTCTGCATCAAAAGATTCTTTGAAACCTTCTAAAAGTGATTTTGTTTCGAGCGTATTGGCTCCTTTCAATTTTGATTCTAAAGCGTTTAACGCTTCTGTTAATTTAATATCCATCGTATTTTTTTTTAATGGATTAATAATTGTGTTTTACGGCTTGTGAATTTATTAAAGTGGTTTCCCGGCTTTACCTCAACAAGTGTTTTTTCAAATGTACTAATTTATTTTTAAACTTTTATTTATGTTTGATTCGTGGCAGAAACTTTCAGCACTAGATAATTTTATTTGGTTGGGTTTAAAAGTTGTGTAAATAGTGCTTTTAGGTGTTTTTGATGTGTTTCCGGTATAATTATCTCTAACATTTTTCACTATTAAACCATCATAACCATTATTTTGAGCGTATTTTACTATATTCCTAGTGCCCCTTATTTTTTCGCCTCCGATTTCAGTTTCAAATTTACGCCAGATTGCCCCCATAGCATTTATTTCTAAAGGTTTTTTAATTGATAAATAAGTAGTATAAACTTTTGGTTCTGCGTTTTGATAATCGTATGATCTTGTATCATCTGCATAACTTTCAGCCACGCTATACTTATCTGAAAAGAAAAAAGCATTGTTTCCTAATATTGACTTAAAAACACCATCTTCTTCAATACCCCTCTTATCGGGTGTGCCATGATATACCGGTTTTGGCTTCCCATCTTTATCAACCACCTTACTATCTCCAAACCATTCTTTAAAACATGGTTTGTCCTCTAGTTTAGTCGATCCACCAGAACCCCACGTTCCATCTTCGCCACGCTCTTGGTTGGGATCGAAACCGGCCTTCGTTAGAATGGTATCTATTGCAGATTTGTTTGTTGGTGGGTTTATTATATGTATTTGATTTGGGTCAAACACCACGTAAACACTTGTATCTTTAAATGCTTTTGGATCAAATCCATTTACAATAATACCATCCCTTCCTTCGTTAAAATAATCGGCATAAGGTTTGTAATTATTATCAATATAACTTTCTGGGGTGCCAACATCTACATTAACCAAAATAGCATCTTCTATATTTAGATAAACTTCAACAATTCTATTACCATATATTTTAGCCCTTTCTTTTGAATCTGTAAAAAAAATAGCCCCTTCGGGATATTCTGCCATCCACGCATTTTCCCTACCAATTACATCAAATTCATTAAAATCATTGTAGGTTCCATGATATAGTTTTATTAATTCCCCATTTTCATTTCTAACTTTTGAGTTTTCAAAACCTTCTGGCTCTTTAATCGCTCCACTTCCCCACGTTCCATCTTCGTTTCGTGGCTGGTTCTTATCAAACCCTGCTTTAACATTTATAGTGTCAATTAAAGTTTTTTTTTCAGAAAAGCGTTTATGGTGTCAACCTCGGTATTTGCTTTTACCTCTGGTTTAAGTAGTGAAGAACCTATTTCATAGGCTTGTTTCTGTAAGTCTTTCAAGGCAATCTCTAACAAATAAAAAGTTTCATCCGTTACAGTTCCATTTTTGAAGAACTTTAAAATAGTAGATATTTTGTCGTTTGTTTCTGTTAGGCTTAAAGACTTAAACCCGGTGAATGGTGTGTTTGGATTATCACCAATAGTAACATTTGAACCCTCGTAAAGTTTTAGTTCTTTGAGTATTCTGTTTTGGCCTTTTGTCTCCTTTGTAATGGTTACAAATCCAACACTGTGATCGGTCATTATACCGGCATCATACAATTTCAAAGCATCTTCTGAATAACTTGTTTTTATAAGTGGTTCACTTTCAAAATAAAGCCCCTTTTGATCTTCTTGAAGTACTGCAAATTTTCCATGTGGTTGTTCCCACCGGTGTTGGTTTAAAAACACAATTTCATTTCTGCGTTCTTTTAGTGTCTTTGTGTAGGCCCCTTTAACAATAATATCACCGCTGTGATCCACATTATCAAAACTTGACAAATAACCCGTTACCACTCTGTTTTTTAAATCTACATCGGAAACACTTTTTTCATTGTTTCTTTTAACCTCAAGTAATCCTTTCATGTTGTAAAGTTAATTATTTTTTTTTAAAACTAATCTGCCGTTTTTATCCCTACGTGGAACGGGTGCCGTTGTGCATCTGCAATTTATTATATTGCCAGCCTTTCCCCTTATATCGATTGGGTGTTTAACCCTATCTGGATCGCCTTCATTTTGTGGCACTTCAAAATATTTATCATAAGGAATTGTAATACCATTCATAGCCTCATGGTTGTATTCACCCTTTGAACTTCCATTTCGAACCCGGTGATCGTCTGCTGAAATCCACATTTTATCAACCACAACATCAGCATCTTTCATCGCTTTATTTGAAGCGAAATTTGCAGCCGCCCCGGTTTCAGTTCTAGTAATACGCATTATTTGCCACTTATAAAGCCCCGTTTTGGTGCCGAACTTTCGCACCATTTCGTTTGTAATTACTTGAATACTTTTCCCGGTGTCGTTCCTTTCAGCAATGTAATTTATTACAGCTTCAACAAAAGTATCTCTAATTGAGGTTATGTTTTCACCCCCAAATAAGGTTAAAAACTCAAAAACAGCCCTACCAAAAGACTTTATAAAAAGTGCTGGTGAGAACGCTTTTACAGTCATTGTGTTATCGTTTATGCCTCTGTAAATCTTATTGCCATGAATAACTCCAACTG